CGAGCTGTAAAATGCTTTGTCCCTACTGCCATCTTCGCAAGGCGCGCGTCCTTGATTCCCGCAACGGGCACGCGCTGCAAGCGCGTCTGCGCGAATGCCCGAAGTGCGGGCAGTTCGCCACGAAAGAAATCATCGACCCCGAAGTTCCCTCCAACTGGCAATGCCTCGCCAAGCTCGACCGGCATTCCGCCTCTCCGCATTCACTCAAAATTAGGTGATTTTGCTTTTGACATCGGCCACGGGATTGAATAATCCTTGCAACCAGCATGGCGACGAACGCACTTGAAGCTGCGGGCGGGCAGAAGAAGATTTCCGCGGTCATCGGGAAGCGGCCAAATCGAGACGCCACTGAAGTTCAGAGCTTCGTATTTTCCCCCAAATCTGCATGGACTCCCGATGAAGTGAAGGCTTGGTTGAAGAAGCATAAGAAGGCTTCAGCGCTTGACGCCACGGGAGACAGCTACCGCGCGCGACAGTGCGAGCCGGGCGAATTCAAGAAGGACAGCTTCCGCACCATCACGATCAAGGGCCGTGAGGACGACCGATTCGACGCCAACGAGTCGATGGAACTGGACGATACGGCCACGCTGGACACGCTCATTGGGCGACTCGAAGCCGAGGGCTATGCCGAGGAGCTGGTCGAAGCGAGCGACGACAAGGATTACGCCACGGTCGGCGGAAAGCGCGTGCACCGCTCGGATTTCGCCTACGCGCCGCCGGGAAGCGGGCCGAGCGAATGGAGGCTGCCATGCGACACACCGGAACGCACGAGGAACGCCCTGGCGCGCTACAACCAAGCGGATTTGCCGTCGGGCGTGAAGGAGGCGGTGAAGCGCAAGATTCTGCGCAAGGCCAAGCAATATAAAATCGACACGAGCGGCTTCGAGAAAAAGTACATGCGGGAGCCGCTGGAATTCTCCGAAGTTCAAGACGGCAAGATCAAGATCATGGTCGCCTACACCACGCCGACCGGGAAGACGTTCTCGAAGGACGGCCGGGAATTCACCATCAGCGCGGCCGACTTGGAACAGACCCTTCGCAATCTGAAGAAGGACGGCCAAGTCCCAACGGATTACGGCCACTGGTCGGCGAAAGAGGATGCGCCGCCGGGAAATGACATCAAGAGCGGGAAGATTCTGGCTGAAGGGGCCGAGATTGCGCCGTTCAAGGACGGCCGCCAGGCGCTGTGGGCCTTCTGGGAGCCGACGCCGCGAGCGCTGGCCTTCGTCAAAGCAAAAGAGTACACGCATTTTTCGCCGGAGCTGGAATTTGACAGCACGGACGAGACTGGGGAAAAGCGCGGTACGCGCTTGAAGGCAGGCGCGCTGACAAACCGCCCGTTCCTCAAAGAACTGCCGGAAATCGAAGTGTCTGACACCGACTACAACACAAGTCTGGGATTTCCCCCGCAACCGGCGGGGGCGTTGGTATCGCTGCGGCTCACCGAAAGCCGCGATTCGCTCATCGATTTGGAGGAAGACATGCCGAAAAAGACAAAACTGGTGCGTGCGCAAGACAGCGCCGCTGACGTGATGAAGAAGCTTGAGTTGCGGCGCATGGAGGGCGAGGACGGCGTTGCCCTGAAGAAGTTCCGCGTCCACGGCGAGGACGGCGAGGCGCTGGGCGAGCTGGAAGCGGACGACATGCTGGACGCCCTGGAAGATGCCGGACTGGATGCCGAGGCGCTGAAGCGTCTCGACGCCGAGGGCCTGAAGCGACTGGACGCAGAAGGCTTGAAGCGGCTCGATGCGGACGACGTGCTAGCCGAAGTCATGCGGCGGCTGGAAGCTGAGGGCGATGCCGGTGACGGGGTGTTCGCCAAGAAGCTCGGGGAGATGACGGGAAGATTCCCTCCGCCGAAACCGGGAGACGGCGATGCCGAGCCGGATGACGACAAGGAACTGCCGCCGAAGCTTTCCGCCAAGCTCGGCACGCGGGGCGTGAAGCTGGTTGACGTGCGGCGCTTCATCGACGTGGGCCGCAAGGCGGGCGATGCGCCGCGAATCGCCGAGACGAACGCGCTGCTGCTGAAGGAAAGCGTGAGCAGGGAGAAGGGCACGCTCTTGAGCGACGAGAATTTCGAGGCGCGGATGATCGAACTCGCCGGGCAGAACAAGGTATCAACAGTGGATCTCATGCGTGCCAATCAGGCCCGTCGCCGGGTGAGAAGCGGCATTGACGGGGAGCACAGAGGCAAGATTCTGCCGCGCGAGGCTGCCTTCTATCTCCGCGAAGCTCTGGAGCGGCCGCAGGAGTTCGCGGCTTGGCTCTCGGCGACGTTGCCGCGCATCGACCTGGAATCGGTCGGCGTCGTTCCCGGAGCGGACGGCTCGATTCTGACCGCGACGGAGGAGCTGAAAACCAAGGCGCACAAGCTCGTCGAGGACGGGAAGACAAACGGCAAGATCATGAATCTGGGCGAAGCGATGATCAGCGTGCGCGCAGCGGAGCCCGAACTGGCGAAGCGGGTCGATGTCGAGCAGAAAGGTCCAGGCACCGGCGCCGCGAAGCGGCCAGTGACGTTCGTGCAGTGACGACCGCCGCTTTCGTCAGAGTGAAAGCGGCGAAATGACGAAGAGGAGAAAAAGCAATGGCCACATCACCTTCCGGGGTTCCGTTCCTGAGCGATGCAAGCGTGCGCATCGTGGCGCACACGGCGCTGGTGCTCGGCACGGTCAAGACAACGACATTCAGCGAGCAGTACGTGAAGCTGCCGGCGGCAGCCAATGCGGGGCCGGTGAAGTGCGTCACGCTGTACAACTTCTTCGAGCCGCCCATCGTGTATGCCGGCTACGCCACGGGCGATGACCCGACGGCGGTCAATGGCCAAGCCTGGGGCGGGAGCTACGCGGGCATGGGAGTCGGCAAGCCGATCCTCGGGGCCGTGACGGGCGACTTGGCGCTCTGCATCGCGGCGGGGACGTTCGCGGCGGGCGTCGTGCTGCTCATCGCCGACGTCTACGGGCGCGTGGACAGTCTGGCGAACCTCGCGGCATCGATCCCGTTGAATCCCGGCGACGTTATCTATCCCGTGGGCATCGCGCAGACTCCGGGTGTCGCCAACGGCTTCACGGAAGTGCTGCTCGATTTCGCGCCGTCGCACTACTAGACGGCGGCTGAGCAGAGGGAGTTTTGACCGGGCTTCCGAAAGCGAATTCGGGAGCCTGGTCGCTTGAAGGAAAGAGGAAGGAAAAGAACTTTTGCAGTAACTGGAGGATTCAATGGGTGCTACTCCTGCCATCTACCCTGATCAGATTCTGTCGAACGTGTCGGTGGAGTTCACGCAGCCGGGGCTGGCCGCGCAGAAGTTCCTGCCGCGCGTGCCCGTGCCGACGATCAGCGGACGCATTCCGAAGGCGGGGTTCGAGCGCTTTCACCGCTACAACACGGCGTACTTCCCGGGCGGCGAGGCGCGCGAGATGATCCGCTCGAACATCATCTTGGACGCCTACCTGTGCGCCCCGCACTACATCAAGAAATTGGTTTCGGACACCGAGCGCAAGGCGTCGAACCTGCCCGGCTTCGAGGTCGATGTCACGACCACGAACGAGGTCACCGAGATCATCTGGCTCGACCTGGAATTCGCCGCGTTCAACCTGATCACGGGCGGGGTTTCGGGCGCGACGCTGGCGGGACCGAACCAGTGGTCGGACTACGTGAACTCGGACCCGATAGCGGCCATTGAGGCGCAGAAGCCGACGATCTTGAAGGGGGCGACGCGCGAGGCCAGCAAGCTGGGGTTGGGCTATGATACGTTCATCGCGCTGAAGAGCCATCCGAAGATCCTCGACCGTATCAAGTACACGCAGCGCGGCGTGATCACGCCGGACATCCTCGCCGGGCTGTTCGACGTGGGCGAGGTTGTGATCCTGAGCGCCCTGTATGATGCCTCGGCGAACGCCGCACAGGGAAGATTCGGCAGCGTGAATGCGGCCACCTCCCCGCTCGACTTCGTGTGGTCGAAGATCGCCCTGCTGGCCTTCGTGCCGGACACTCCGGCGGTGCGCACGCCTGCGCTGGGCTACTCCTACTGGTTCTCGGACACGGTTCCAGGGGGCGGCCCAGCGGTGTACCGCTATCGCTGGGAGATCCGCGAAGGCGAGTTCATCGAGTGCCGGTCGTTCTGGGATGTGCGGCTCGTGCGGGCTCAGGCTGGCTATTTGTGGCAGTCCTGTATCGCATAGCGGTCTGATGTTGGGATTCCAATTTCGAAAGGAGCGGGCATGGCTCGCAAACCGACAGACTCAGTTGAGGAAAATCGCGCGGCTTTCTCGCCTGCAAACGGCGAAGCCCCGGCAATTGTGACGGAGCCCGCGCGCTGGCGCTACCGCGTCTTGAAGCCCATCCATCTGGCCCACGGCACGAAGGGCAAGATCGGGACGGACGTTTCGGGAAACCGGCAAGTGCTGGCTGGCGGGATTGACGACGAAACGTGCTACTGGCCGCGCGAGACGGTAGTGGACGGCAAGATGATTCCGACAACGTTCGAGATGATTCCGGGCTGCATCAACAAGATGGTTCCTTCTGGCGGGCACGGCGGGCTGATTCCCGTGGACCTGAGCGGCGAGATCCGGCTCACGGCTGAGGAGGTCATGGGACTCCGGCACGGGCAGGTCGAGCCCATCGACGCCGACGCCCCGCCGGTGCCGAGCGGGCTGATCGACATCATCGACCAGGAGCAGTTGGCGATGGCGCGTGGGAACCTGGAAGGCCCGGACGACCCGCGCGAGGCCATACGCCAATTGGCGGAACGGCAGGCCGGTCAGGAAGAGCGGATGCGTGCGATGGAGCAGCATATCCGGGTCGGATAGTTGGACTTTCAGGAGGGCTTGAGCGATGCCGATAGCGATCACGGCGAGTTATTACAAGCTGGGCCGAAGCCAGGACGGGGTGCCGCTGGCGGCGGCGATCCTGACAATCACCGGATTGACGGCCAATGCCGACAATGCCGTGAGCGTGACGAGCGACGGAACGAGTGCGGGCACGCCGCTGCTGGGCGCGTCGGCGAAGCTCGTGGACGTGCCGAAATACGTCGCGGCAGCCACGGGCGGATGGTACGAGAGTGCCGCGCCGAGCCTTGATGCGGCCGCTGTTCCGAACATCGTCTTGAACATCCACGTGGACGCCGAAGGTCCGACGGCATTCCGTGTCGGTCTGACATACGGCGACTAGGCGGAGCTGAGGATGGGTTTCTGCGTGCTCGCGGATGTCACGGCGCGGGTTCCCCGCTTCACGGTGGACTTGCCGAACAATCCCAGCACGGCGCAGATCGGGCAGTGGATCGACAACCGCGCCAGCGAAATCTACGCTCGCCTGCTCAATCGCGGCATCGATCCCGGCTGGGACGGCTCGAAGCTGAACAGCATGGGACTGACCGCCGACCAGATCGCCGCAGGCACCGCCTGGTTGCGCGAGGCAAACATCAAGGGGGCGCTGGCCGACGTGCTCAACAGCTTGCAATCGAGCATAACGCTCCAGGCCGGCGAGGTGAGCGAGGCGTCGCGGGCCATGAGGGAATACCAGCAGCTTCTAAGCGAGATCGCCAAGGGATTCTACGATGCCTTATTCGGGAATCCGTCGCGCCTGAAGGGCTATTCGGGCGGCGACACCGTGGTCGGCGCGAAGCCTTCAGATTCAGGATTGAACATCGCGTTCGGGAAGGCGAACAACTACTGAGATGCCTATTCTGAATTTCAACGTCAACTGGGACTACAAAGGCAAGAAAGGCACCTATGTGGTCTGGCACGAGAAATTCAGAGATCAGATGGCCGAATGGACGAAAGTCTGGCGGCGGCTGATTTCCGAAGTGCTCATGCCGTTCGTCGTGAGGCAATTCGGGAGTCAGGGCGGCGAGGGTCGCAGGCAGTGGGCGGAACTGGCCCCGACAACGCTGAGGCGGAGACTCTATCCCGGCAAGCCCATCCTCCAGCAGACGGGAATGCTGCAAATGTCGTTCATCGGAGGCCCCGACCACATCGAGGAGATCGATGCCAAGCGCATGAAGTGGGGAAGCCAGTCCCCCTACGCGCTCTTCCACCAAACAGGAACGGGAATCAAGCTTGGAGATCCAACGCCGCGCGGCTATGAGTTCAAGGAATCGCTTCGTGGTGGTGTGGTCACAAAACGCCTCCGGTATGGCGCGATCCATGCCGGCGGGCATTGGGAGCCGACGGAAAAGGGTCGCGGGATGCCGCAGCGGCCGATCCTTGACCTGTACTGGGCAGAAACAAAGGAGTCGCGCAGGACGTCGTGGAACCACAGGATGATGACGATCGTGCGTCACGAGCTGCGCGAGGCAGCCAGGTGGGCGGGGTTCGCCCTGATGGGACCCGAGGAACGCGAGATGGCGGGTGCCGGTGCCACGGCGTTGGACATCGGCGACATCGCGATGCGGAATGTGTAGGATAGGAAATGCCGTGGGCATCGTACTACAGCGCGCAGTTCGTCAAGCCTCTCGTCCGCCAGCTCGCGGCGATAATCTACCGCGATCAGGCAGACGCTCTGGCGTCGGTCGGGCTGGCCGAGGCCAAGCATCACTTTCAGGAGTTCCAGATCGCGCTGGCGCCGATCCGCAACTGGCCCTGCGTGCTGATAGCCCCGGCCTCGGACGTGTTCGATGCTGGCTCCGATTTGACCCGCAAGCAGATGGTCGCGCTGTTCGTTGCGGCGGGCGTCACCCACTCCGATCCGAATCTGCTCGCCGAGCTTGCCGAGGACTACGCGCTGGCTTTGGACAGGATCGTGAACAGCGTGGCCTTGGCGGATTTCTATGCGCCTTTGCAGTTGCCGCCGATAAGCGGCTTTCCGTCGCCCGCCCCGACCGTGCAGATGGACGGATCGATAACAAATGTGACGAGACTTTTCGTCGCCTCGATAGATTACGACGAGCTGCGGCGGGCGCGCTCCTCGCTTCTGGCGATGTTGGTGACGCTGGTCGTGACGGTCGAGATGGAAGAGGGAAATCCGTTGGTGACGACAAAGTGAGGCTTTGATGGCGCAAATATCGAATGCGAACCTCATCACGATTTTGGACCGCATGGGGCGCTGGGGCGGCGAGGCGGGGGGCATTCCGCTGGCTTCGGCGGTGGCCACCGGGGGCGTGTATGCCGCGACCAGCCCGAACGCCGGAATCGCCGTGGCGGACACCGACGTGCTCGCGGCGCTTCAAACTCTGGTCGGCGGATTCACGGACGTTCATCAGCAGGAGGATTTCATCCCGCCCGTGGTAGCTCTGAATGACGGACAGCCTGCGCTGGGAAGCCTCGGCTACAATTTCTGGGCCGCGCTGAGGCAGGCGCTCGACATTCACGGGCTGCGGTACAATTCTCTGGCGACGGGCGATCTCTCGGGCCTGGACGCGATGCTGCGCGTTCTGAACGCCACCACGCCCACCGTAAGAGCGCACGGGCTGTTCAATCAGTACTTCGGCAATCTCTCGCCGGGGAACGTCTTCGTGCCGACGCCCTTCACGCTGGCGACGCTCGCCGTGACTGGGGCGACTAGCGCGACGTTCACGCACGTTGCGGCACTCGATTTGACTTTGTACGGCAGAGGCAAGATCGCGGTTCTAAACACGAAAACCGAGGGACTAACAAGCACCGTCCTGACCATGACCTGCACGAAGTCGGGCGTGGCGACCAGCGTGGTCTTCACGGTGAATGTGACCACGAACAACTATCTGACAGCGGGAGACGACGCGACGCTGACTTTCAGCGATTGCACGGCGCTGGTCAGCATCTCGGGAGGCTTCACGGGTGACACCTTCAGTTTGGTGATCTTGCCCGATAGGGCAATCTCAGCGGCCTGAGTTTGAGGAAGCAGGATGGCAGCGAGGAGAAAAGCGACGATGGGCGAAACCGTGGCGGGCAAAGTGAGGCTCAAGCTTCTGCCCGGAAGCCGCTGGATCAGCTCGCCCGTTGACGGCGTGCGAGTGGAATATCGGGACGGCGATCTGATCGAAGCGGAACTCGACGCCGAGCAGAAACCCGTGGAGGAGAATCTGCGCGGGCTGGTCGAACTCGGCTTCGCGGTGATCGAAGGGTAGGTGACCATGCCTTATCTCATAACGCCAAGCGAAGTCCACGTAGGGCCGGGATTCCTGTGGGTGGATGTGACGGTTCCGGCAGTCGGAAGCCTGCTCCTCGTGGATGCGGACGGCATCCCGCAGGGTGGGTCGCCGCTCGGCATGGGGCCGGGCGACGGTCATGCGACATTCCACGCCTCGGCCAAGGAAGAGCTGATCCTGGCCGACCAGGTGACGGCACCCATCGACAAGGTGATGACGGCGGAGACCGCCTTCATCGAATTCAGCCTCAAGTCCTCGGCGTTCTCGAAGCTGATAAAGTTCCTGGGCCACGCCACGTACTCGACGGGGACCGACGCGGGGCTTCCTGTGGGCGCGCAGCAATATGAGAAACTGACGTTCGGCGGGCTCGTCGCCTATCCGAGCCATTCCGTCGCGGTCATCTCCCCCATCCGGGGCTATTCCGCTCCGGGAAAGTACGAGGTTGCGGTGCTGTACAGCACGAAGGGTGTGTCACTCCTGGAGCGGCAGTACACGCGCACGAAAGAAGTCATCGTAAAGGGCCGGTTCGACGGCTTGGCGGTCACGACCAGAACGGTCGGTGATCAGGTTGGCGCCTCCTACAGACAATTGTAGCGCGCAACTGACGATCCTTTGAGATTGCAAGACGGAGGAAAAAACATGTTGAAGAAACTCGGATTTCTGGCGACGGCGCTGCTGTTCGCGGTCTCGCTGTTCGCGCAGGTGAGTTACAAAGCCTATCTGGGCGGCTTGGCCGCGCCACGCATGACGGGCGTCGGCACCGCGACATTAACGTACACGGCGGGCAGCGTCTATGACGCCGGGCACGCCAACTCCATCGCGGCATCAACGCTGACGACCCTGGGCGCGTCCAAGACGGACTGCTCGACGGCGAGCATCATCGCCGGGACGGACGCCTGCGCGTACATCTACTGGCCCGGCTCGGGCACGGCGCTGGCGAAGAGCAACGTCTACGGCACGGCTGCGGCTGCGGGCAACGTCGTGGTGGCTTTGGTCACCACGGATGGCAGCAGTCTGATCACGGCCATCTTCCCGGCCTCGCTCGCTCTGCCCAACGCGATTCCCCGGAACCCGGAATTCGTGACGGCCACGGTGGCGACGGGCTCATCGGTCTCGTTGACCACAAATACGGCTGCGAACGTGATCAGCATCAGCCTGGGAGCCGGCGACTGGGACGTTTCGGGTGTGGTCGATTACACCCCGGCAGCCACCACCAGCATCACCAACCAGACGCAGGGAATCAGCACGACTTCGGCAACCCTCGGGGCGCAGGACACTTTCTCCAGCCTGACGTTGGCGGCCGAAGTGCCCACTGCTACGCCCGAATCGGCGCTGACTACCCCGGTCGTGCGGCTAAGCCTCACTACGACCACCACGGTCTATTTGGTGACAAAAGCGACTTTCACGGTCAGCACCTTGAAGGCTTACGGCACGATCAACGCGCGGCGGCAGAAGTAGCGGGGGGCGGCGATGCACTTCTCTGGCGAGGTCACGTTCGGGAACGTTGTCATTCTGTGCGTCATGATTTTCGGCTTCGGCGTCAGTTGGACGCGCATCGGGGCCGACATCAACTCGATCAAGGACTGGATACGATCGCACACGCGCGCGCATGAGCTGAAGAACGGCGAATTGGAGGACTTGAAAATCAGCTTCGCGCGGCACGAAGCCAGGCAGCAAGACCCGAAGTAGCGTTTCGGGCGAGTGAAAAGAAGCCAGACGGTCACGGCAGGGCGAGCGAGCGATCCTCGTGCTCCTGCCACCCTATTCGACGAGAGGCGGGGAAACCATCCCCGCCTTTCGCTTTTTCAGGAGGAAGACATGGAAGAGATTGTCGAGAAAACCGCCGGGAACGGCGCGGTGAGCGCCGAGGAATACATGCGCAAGCAGGCGGAGCAGTACGAGGTCAAGCTGCCTTCGGGCGTCGTGTTCCTCATTCGCAGGCCGAACCTGTTCTGGTACGGAGAGAACACCGGGTCCTTGCCCGCGCAACTGATCGAGCGCGCCGTCAACTGGAATCCGCTGGACACGGCTTCTCCCGCCCCGGTGCCGCGCACGCCGGAAGAAATGGCGGCGTTCCACGCGCATCGCCGCAAGATGATCGAGGACTGCGTCATCCAGCCGAAGATCCGCCGTCCGGCGAACAAGGAGGCGGGCGAGCTTGACCCAATAGACCTCGACGAGCGCGATGCGGAGTTCATCGTCAACTATCTGGCGGGCGTCATAGACCGCGACGGGAGGTCCGTTCGGCGAGAAGTTGCGGGAGTTCCTGTCGGGGCCTGACCTGATTCTGCTGGCGCAGGTCGGGCAGATGTTCGGGAAGCTCCCGAGCGAGATACTGGAGCGCGGCGTCCTGGCTTGGCAGATCGACGCGGCGGCTGCGATCCGCCTGAGAGATTGGGAGAACGAGCAAATAGAAAAGCAAGCAAGGACCGACGAGTAGAACAATGGCAGAAAATGCGATCTCCGTTGCTTTTGAAGCCACTGCCGACACGGCGCAAGCCGAAGGCCAGATGGCGAGCATGGGGGCGTCCATAGACGGAACCATGCAGCGGACGGCGAAGAGCGTGAATGCCACCGCCGTGCAGATGAGCAAGACCATCGCCGAGTCGCTCAAGCAGGCGGGCGCAACGGCGGAGGAAGCCGCTCTGGGCTACAAGAAACTGGGTCTCGGCGGCGAGCAGGCGGGCAGAGAGATCGCTGCGGCCTTCGGCACGGCAGTACCAGTAATTGACGGAGCCGCGGCGGCCACGGCGCGCACTGGCAATCAACTCCGCCAAGCCCAAGCCTCGGCGATGATCTTGGAGCGACAGTTCGGCATCCACATGCCGCGAGCCATAAACGCCATGCTCGCCCGGAGCGAACTTATCGGGCCGCTGCTTCAAGGCGCGTTCGCCATCGGCATTCTCATGCTCTTCGTCGAGCACATGGACAAGGTGATCGGCAAGATCCGAGAGGCTGGCGACTGGCTGGGCGGATTCACGAAAATCTACAAAGACACGATGGCCGAGGCCATGAAATTCACGAAGGAGGCGGGGGAGAACATCCGGCAGATCGCTGAAAAGACGGCGAAGGCCTTGTACGGTGACATCAGGGATCGTGAACTGCGTGCCAAGCGAGAGCGCGAATTCGTGATGATGGAAGTCAAGGCGGCCATAGATGCCAGTGACGCGCGAATCAAGGCGACAAACAAGGCGATTGAGGCCCAGGAAAGGCTTGTACGATCTCTCGAACAAACCAGGGATGCTGATGCTGGCGACATGGCTGCGCTGAGCATGGGCGCGCCCCTGCGCGAGAATCGGATCAACCAGCTTCGCCGGGCGCGCGAAGAGTCCCAGAAATTGGCGAATGAACTGATTGCGCTCACGACGCAGCGGAACAAGGATGCGGCAGCGCTGCGCGATGTGGCGGATCAAGCTGAGAAGGCTGAGGATAAGAAAGCCAAGGCCGCCGAAAGCGCTGCGGCGCGGCGAATGAAGGCCGAGCGGGCAGCGCACGAGCACATCCTCAAGCTCATGCACGAGAACATGGCTGCGGTGACAAAGCAGCAAGAGGATCTCGAAAAACTGCTCGCAAAAGGATTGCCAGCAGGAACTCTTGAGCAGATGCGTAAGCAGTTGCTGGCCATGATGGCCCCGATGCTGGCGGTCACGAATGCGACAAAGACCCTGACCGCCGCCGAGCGCGCGGCGCTGCCGTCATTGCACGAAATTCAGATCGTGAGGCAGAATCTCACCAAACTCTTTCCGCAGATGTCTAGCGAAGAGCTTCGCCAAAAAGCGCTGGAATTGGCCCACAGGTCAGTCATTCAAGGCCTGATCAACGATACCAGAAATCTTCGACAGGCACGGCAGCAGCTACTCGAAACAATCTATCAAATGGCCACCGGCGAAAAATACGCCATGAGTATTTCCGAACAGTGGCGGGCAGCCCTCGATGCAGAGGAGGAGGCGGTTCGGCGAGACACGGTTGCAGCAATTGAGAATATTGCGACGGGAATTGCTGGGCTGATCGCCGGACGGAGAGCCCAGGCTGCCGTAGAGGGCGCATTCAGCGCCGCAAAGGCCATTCAGGAATGGGCTCGATTCATCGCAAGCTGGGGCAGGGATGTAGCCGCCGGACTTGCAGCGGCTAAGTACACGGTTGCGGCGATAGAATTTTTCAAGATCGCTGGCACCCATGAAGGCGCGGGCGGAGGCGGAGCGGCAGGTTATGCTGGAGCCGGCATGGGTGGATACGGCGGCGAGAGTCGAGCCTACATGGTTCCGCGCGGCGCGCCGGCGGCCGGAGCAGCGGGCGGGACGACCATCAACATCACGGTGCAGGGCGGGGTGGTGGGCGCGCGCGACCTGGCCCAGTTCGTCGGCCAGATCAGCCAGAACGTCCAGCGAGGCACCATCCGCCTGATCTCTTCGAGCACCCTGGCGACCCCCGTGACGAGAACATGATTCCACTGAGCACCAACTTCGCGAAGTTCAACGCCCTGAAGGACAAGCGCTGCGTCCACCTGCTGGAGATCGCGGGATATAGTCGCGTGTTCACCTCACAGACCACGAACATTCCGGGCCAGCAGCCCTGGATTCAGGAGATTTCCGGGGGTGGCTTGGATGCCGATTGCATGAATGGTTCCGCCTCGCGGAGCGAGCTGACGGTCCGCGTGCTGGACAAGGACGGAACAATCAGCCGCGACCTCCAATCCATCATCTTCGAAGGCGCGGTGGCCACGCTCAAGACCGGCTTCCGGGAACTTCCGCAGAGCGACTTCGCCACCGTCGTCGTGATGAAGATGGACAAGGTGGAGGTGGCCGAGCGCGGCACGATTTACGATTTCGTCCTGCGCGACCTCGGCGTCGAGCTGAACAACGTCATCTACCGGACGGGCGACGACGGCTATCCGACTTCGCAGGACCACAAGCGCACCGTCGTGGGCAATCCGATGGACATCCTGGTGGACATCCTGGAGAACGAGATCGGCTATCCCGCCGGATGGTTGAACGCCACGGTCATAGCCGCCTACAAGACGAATCTCTTTCCCGGCCTGACGATGGAATTCAGCTTGGACAAGCCGCCGCAGGCCGACGAGTTCTTGAAAACGGAACTGTTCAAGCCCTTTTTCGGCTTCGGATTCTGGGACTATCTCGGGCGCTACACGCCGCACTTCCACGCCGCGCAGGCAGCACCAGTCATCGCCCTGGCGCTGACCGCGAACAACATTCAGTCGCCGCTGCCGGTAGAGATGGCGGGCGACTATTATAACGTCGTTTCCTACCGCCTGGACTATGACGGCAGCAACTTCAATTCCGGCATTGATTCACTGTACGCGCCGGGGGTGAACATCTACGGCCTGCCAGCGCAGGACATCATCCAGGCGAAGGGTTTGCGGTCGCCTTTGGGCGGGGCGCTGTATGCCCGCCTGGTAGCCTGGACACTCTTCCAGCGGTACGGTTTGCGACCGGGTATCCTGCAACCGGATGCGGACTGGGAAGGAATCAAACTCGAACCGGGCGATCTGGTGACGGTGACGCACGCGCAGATCAAAAACAAGCTTAGCGGCGCGGAAAGCATGGCCGCCGAGATGTTCGAGGTCTACGGCGTTGCGCCCGACTGGCAGCGGGGCACGGTCAGCTTGAGCTTGCTCGACGTGAACTACCTCGCGCAGGGCCCGTACTTGATCGCGCCGGACGGCACTCCGGCATGGACCAGCGCCTCGCCGACGGAGAAAGCGACGTATATGTTCATCGCCGACGACGCGACAAAGCAGTATTCGGATGGGACGCCGGGGCACCCACTTTTCCCATGAGCACGCAACGCAGCCTCTTCCAACTCGCTAACGTGGCCGGATACAACGACCTGCCGGATTCCCTGCTGGCGGCGGGGAAGATCGCCAACCAGCTCGCGCTCAGCGCCGTGCAATCCAACGCCGATTTCGCCTGCGTCGGCTTCGAGATCTTCTACTTCGAGGTTGCCGATGGTCAGGAGGTGCCGCTCGACAAATGCGTGTCGGCGGTTGATGGCTACAGCTACCGTCGGAGCGAACTGCTCTACCTTCCCGAGATCCGCACCACCGTTGATCCGGTGTCGGGCCTGCCCGCCGGTCCGGGCGGCTTCGTTTTGGGCAGCTACAGGCTGAACCAGAAGACCGGCAAGGCCTCTATCATGGAGGCTTATTACGTTCCGGGAGAAACCTGGACGAACACCAACCAGGGCACGCTGGGCGTTTGGGTTGTCGGGCAGCGCGGGCGCGGCCGACTCGGGATTGCGGGCTCGCCCAGCTTTGCCGCGATTGCCGATTCCCAATTCAACACCGACAACGCGCTGACCCAGGCGCGCATCCGCAACTTGAATGACAACGCGCGGGCGTCCGTGCCGAAAGTCGAGGCGTTCATCCTGAACGGCTCGGGAGCGGCCTTCTGGCAGCCCAACCACGCCTATTCGTCCGGCGACATCCGGCAGCCCAACTACGGGCACGAGGATGGCTGCTGGTATGAAGTCCTGATCGCGGGTACCAGCGGCGCGCTCGAACCCGAGTGGCCGGGCGAGAAGGGCGCGGTCATCCTGGAAGGCACGGTATTGTGGATTGCTGTCGGTTTCGGCGCGCAGCACGGGCAGACGATGGCCTATCCCGTGAGTCCCGTGGATGGGTACGCCTATTCCGCGAGCGATGCCTGCTACTACCTGCCCTGGTGGTATTACACCGGCGCGGTGCAGGCGGGAACGCAGATACCCCTCGGACCTTCGGTGAAAACGCCGAGGATGCGGCGGTTGCGGAAGTCGGTGGTGGCCCGCGTGGTGAGCAGCCAAGTGGACTATTGGGGCGGCACAGCGCTCATAAACACGAACGACGGCGTGCTCGGCATCATGGCGATCTGCGTGCGCGCGGGGCCGGGAGCCATCAGCCCGCCCGCTTCGAGTTACGTCGAGACGGATGGCAGCCAGTTCGTGCCAGGCCAGCCGCCCACCGACGTGAACCTGAAGACGCTCAACCAGAATATCAACTTCGCCCGGCTGCGCCCCGAGGCGTTCCTGAGCAGCGGCAAAGTGAACGGCGACGCTGTTCCGCTGCCCACGAGCTCCTCCGATGGATATGCCTATAACCGCGCCGAGCTGCTCTATCTCACCATCCTCAATGACACCGGGATCGCAACCGGACTCAGCTTCAATCACTCCTTGCGGGACATCCTGTTTTACACCGACGCGCAGTTGGGCATCGTGAATTCCCGCATTGACTACTTCAGCGAAGGCAATCCGGCCACAACAACGAACGGCGTGTTTTCAATTCTCGCTCTCGCTTTCCGCAAGGCGGAGACGCTGCTTTCTGGCGTGAGCATCATTCCCATCGTCGGGCAGGCGACTCCCGCGCCGCCCTCGGACGTGAACTTGATCCCGAACGGCGCGATGGAGATATGGTCGCACCTGCTCACGGCAGGCGTGCAGATGGTGGGCCTGCCGGATTTGTGGAGCTACGACCAGAACACCCAGGACGGCTACCCCACGCAGCAGCCGGGACTGGAAGGCAGCTACGCCCTCGGGCTGAATGTGGGAGATGCCCACGGCGCGCCGAGCACGCAGTACATGACCTGCCTGTCGTATCCCGTGGCGATCTTCCCCGGCGGGACGTATTACTTCTCGATCCTGGCCAGGGCGAATCCGGCGATCAGCGCGGGCTTCCGCGTGCGCCTGCATTTCCGGGACGCCAATTTCGATAACGATGTCTACGTGACGCTGATCAACCGCATCGGACTCACGACCACGAAGCAGAAGTTCGAGTCGCGCCTCGTGATGCCCCTCCAGGGCGACCTCACGATGCAGACGGGCAAGTGGGGCTCGCTCACCATTGTGGGCGGGCCGCTGGGTTACGATCCCGCCTACGTGTTCCTGGAGCTGGGGAACTATCAGCCGAACATCTCCTCGACCGTGATCGCGGATTCGGCCACGCTGAAGAACATGGGCGAGACTTCGAACCAGCCGGGCGCGATGGCCGTGCGCCCCACGTCGAACATGCTGACGGCGACCGATGCGGGGACCTCGGCGACGGTCAACGTGGCGGCATTCACGCTGCGCGTGGCGGGCCAGGCGGATGTGAGCTACAGCCTCGGCTCGATCTCTTCCCTGGCTTTCAACACGCTGTACTTCATCTACTGCGATGATCCCACCCTACGTGGGGGCGCGCAGACCTACGAGGCCACGGTGACGAAGGAAGAGGCCCTGAACGGTGTGGGGCGAATCTTTCTGGGATCAATTCTGACGCCAGCGGCCACGCTGCCGGATACGACTGGGAACAACGATGGGGGCGCGGGGGCGCAGACCGGCTTCTCGTTTCCGCTGTCGCCTTCGTCCTATGCCGTGGATTTCTCGAACTTCAGCCCTACAAATCCTTCGCGCTTCTTCGACGGCGACCCGAACAGTTATGCTGGCGTGGCTGGCAATGGCCCCGCGAGCGATTACCAGCAGTTGGATGTCTTCGGATTTTCCGCTGTGGGATTGGCGCGAAAATCAGCCACGTTGCGAGTGACCACCGAGGTGACGAAGAGCGGCACGGCGGGCACGGCGACCTTGAGTTATAGCCTCAACGGGGGCGACACCTGGACTCAAATTTATTCTGTGACCGACGCCACGCGGGCAAAGCAGACGGATTCGGTGGTCTTGACCGCATCACAATCTCTTGGAGCCGTGCGGGTCCGCGCCTACTGCATCGGGAGCGTGAATGTTTCGGCGATAACGATTCGGGGCTACGAGACCTGGATTGACGTGGAGGGGTAGATGGCGGCGGAAGGAACGGTATTGACGATTCTGGGTATCCCGGTGGCGGTGACGGACACACCACTGGAAGGTGATCGTCCAGCGCGAGAGATCACTGCCCAGGCGGGGCAGACCGTGATGCGTCTGCGGCATACCTTTGGCGCGGCGGATGGTCCGCGGCCCCAGGTGACCGTCGAGCAGTTGCAGGCCGACCTCGATGCGGCGCGGCAACGGGTCGCCACCGAAGCCGCTTGGCATGAGGACATACGGGTGAAGCTGGAGCAGGTGACATGAGCAATCCGAAGATCATCTACCCGACGCAGCCCAGCATCCCCGATCCCCCGGCGGTGGACTGGGTGGCGGGGGGAACGTTCGCGCAGACGACGTACTATTTCCGCGTGACCTACAGCACGCCCTACGGCGAGTCGCTGCCCTCGATTGAATTCAGCGCTGTCGTTCCCGCGAACAATCTCCCCCGCGTGGCTTCTCCCGCCGAGCCCGCCGCACCCACGGTGGCCACGGGCTGGAATGTCTACGCCAGCACTTCTCCCGGAACGGAGACTCGGCAGAATGCCGCAACCATCGCTATCGGAACATCCTGGACGATGCCCGCAAGCGGGCTGGTCGCCGGTTCCGCACTGCCGACAACCTGGGGGGCCACGCTCAGCTTCATCGTTGCCCCCCGGTTTATCCCCCACAGTTCGAAGCGTGCCGTGCGGTCGGACACCTACTCGACGGGCGGCGTGCGCCAAACGGTGATGGAGCGCATAGACCAGTTCATGGATTTCAAGATGGAGTGGATTCAGATCGGGGCCGATGCCGCCGCCTGGGAAGCGTTCCTGGCCAGCGCCCTCCAGGGCATTCCGTTCGACTACTATCCCGACGCGGCAGCGGCCAACTACACCACCTACGCCGTGACGAACACCGACGCGAAACTGGCCTATAAAGCTCCGGGGCGCTATGAGGTGGACTTGGAGTTCCGCCGCGAAGTCCAGTTGGTGACCCCGCCAGTGAGCGTGCCCGTGGCGCCCACCGACGCGGCCAAGTGGATTCCGTTCACCGCGCCGAACGCGGGGAACTTCACCCTGGCGCACGGGCTCGGCTACGTGCCCAGCGGCGTATGCCAGCCGTTGATGACCTCGGCGGGTGACGTGTGGTTTCAGGCGGTGGTCTGTGATACGGTCAATCTATACCTGGTTGCAAGTGACGTTGGTTTGACCGGCTTGGTTCTGGTCTGGTAGGATGCGGAAATGCCGACATTCGTGACAATCGCTTACGGCCCGACCGCGCAGCCGGGAGCGTTCAGTGTGGCGCATGGGCTGGGTCGGAAGCCGCGCGGGGTCATCCTGCAATCGCAGACGGCGGGGAAGCCGTGGTTCGACGCGGTGCCATTTGACGACGTGAACCTCAATCTGATCGCGCCAGATTCCGGCATCGCAGGAGAAATAATCGTATGGTGAAAAAGACAACTTTCAGCTTGTTGGCCTTCCTGTTCTTCATCGTGGCTTTGAGCGCCCAGCAGCCCCAAGCGCAGCAGGGCCAACCCATTTACGCCACAAATGCGAAATGGGTCCAGGGTGTAGGCCCCGGCTATTATCCGACCAAAGGCACAGGGCTCACGCTAAATCTAGCAGCGGGCACAGCCTACTGCGGCAACCCGCCGGTACCGGTTTTCTATGCTGGCGGCACGCTGGCATTGACCGCCAGCCAGACGAATTACGTCTATCTCGATCCAGCGGCAACCTGCGTTCCGGCATTCAACATTACAGGATTTGCAGTGGGCCAGATTCCCCTGGCCAAAGTGGTGACCGGGGGCTCGGCGATCACAAGCGTCACCGATGTGCGCACCTGGTTCGTTGACCCCAACAGCTCAGGCCCCGTCAT